TCCAATACTTGCTGTGTTCTAAACATAGTATCATTGGCTTGCTCGACTTTTGCGGTATCAATGCGCGTCAATGCAACGCCCATCTTCTGAAGCTCTTCAACTGTTGGCGCTAACCCATCCTTGCCAAGTTGCTCCATCATCTTGAGCATGCGAACACCATCACGACCAAACAAGTCCATTGCTATAGACGCGCGTATACTGGCGTTATCAACGCCTTGCATGGCTTGAGATATTTTTACCAACTGCTCATCAGCCGGTAAATTAATCATCTCTTTTGCAGCTATACCAATCTCTGTTAATGCCGCCTCAGCCTGCCCACCTTTACGCGCAACCTCACCGATACGCCTTTGCATACGCTCAAGGTTTACGCTCAACTGAGCCGCGCCTGTGCCGGTTAATTCAGCGACATGCTGTAATGCTTGTAATTGTTTTTGTTGCACCCCTAAAGCATCTGAAGTTTTAGCTAGTGCGTCCATGACTTGCATCTGGTTTTTAACCATGGACACACCAACAGCAAGAGCCGCAGCCGATGCCGCAATTCCCCATTTTGCGTAGGTGTTTGATGACTCGCGCACTTTTGCGGATGTGGCAGCAACCTTGCTGCCAACCTTATTCATGGTAGCATTAAAGCCAGTCGCGTCAGCGCTTACTTTTACATTTATTGCGCCAACTGAGCCTGTTAATGCCATTATATATAATCTCCGCTTTCGTGCATTTCTATTAATTCATCAACATCTTGCTGAGTCATTGCGCCATACATTAATGGCTGTTTGATTGAGTCTAAAAATACATATACTTCGCTAGGGGTCATCTGCCAGAAATCACCTGGCGAACAACCGTTTTTTATGCAAAGTTTATATAAATATTCCCACTCTAACGGCTTCTGCCTTTCTTGGCTGGTGCTTTCTGCTTTGGGCTGGTTTCCTCTACCTCGTCAACTTGTGGCATAAACAAACCCAGCATTTCACCTATTGACTCACTCACCCCGTCAGTATCGCCAGAGTCAAACATGGCACTGTAAAGGTCATCAAAATCAACGTTACGGCAACCCGCGCGTTTTAGCATGAACTCAAAGAACTCAGCCATTTGACCGAGTGGCGGAATACCACCCTTTTGCGCACACTCGTTTATTTCAATCGCCAACGCTAGTGGATGCCTGCCAATATGACGCTCAAGGTCAACCGCAACGCGCGTATCGACCTTTAGCGTATACGGCTTGCCTTGATAAGTCAGCTCTATCTCAGATTTAGCGAACTTAAAACCCATTAGACACCAGCCGTGAACGTAACTTCGCCACTTGATGCAAGAGACACCTCAAACGTATACTTGTCAGCGGTTTCACCTGTGTCGCTGTAGCTTCCGAAGCTAAAATCACCTGTAACAGTTGAGTCGTCAGGGTAAGTTAATACGCAGGCATAAATCTGTGATGCGTTAGTCATAACAGACATAAGTAAACTTAAATTCTCGACAACGCCAGAAATAGAAAGCTCACAGCTTTTATTGCCAGGCTCAGCCAATGCAGTGGCCCACCCGCCGCTCGTATCATTTGTGACATCAACCATCTCGTTATTGACGGTTAACCCTTTAGACATAATAGCGATGTTACCAACGCCGCCGATAGTTAATGTTGCTTTACGACCTGTGAAACCAATTCCAACAGCCATGGTAAATCCTCTTTATGTGTTTTGTAAAATAATTCTAAATCGCTGTACGCCGTGAAGGGTAATTCCGTCAGGGTCGCGCAACACAGTTTCGTTTTCTTGCATTATATCAATGAGAATATACCCATCAATAATAAATTCTGCTCTATTTAAGCTATTATACACTTCTTTCATGATATCGCCAATAACACTAATATCTCGTTTATCTGACCAACTGTGTATATTTATTACGCCATCATAAGCCAGAGTGCCGTCACTATTATCACTATCAAGGTCGATGTCATAAACAACGACATACGGATACGCGTTAAAATTCTGTGGCACATGATAAAAAACGCCGTCAGCGCCAGTATAATCAACAAGCATATTTGTAAGCGTTGTGTTTGCACGTAGCTCTCCTATGATGGCTTTAGTGATTGCGACCTGTGTCATTTGCTCGCCTTTTTAATTGTTATATCAACAGCTTTGTTTATATTCTTGTTTAGTTCGCCAATGTTTTTACGCATTGCTGGCTCTAACCACGGTCTTGGCCCTGTCTTGCGCGTACCAAATTCAAGGAAAGCCGCATAGTCAAGATTGCTGCCAACCAGGTAATTAGCTTCTTTTTCTTTCTCTACCGCGATGCTTGCAACTAGTTTACCTGTATCTGTGTTAGGCGCTTGACCTTCATTTGATGCAGTGTGCGTATAAGTGCCGCCGCCCTGCCTTGCGCGTTGAACAGATCGGCCAGTTGACTGTGTTTGTATTGATTTAATTGAGTCTGTGCGCACGTCTTGAGCCGTGATGAATACTCCAGCATCAATTGCCGCCATCATCTTTATGCCTAGCTTGTTGAGCTTTCTGTTAAGCTCTTTGTCACCAGATACAGTTACAGTCATTGTGTTACGCCGCGCTCAGCTTTAATTGTCATCCACCTGTCAGCCTCTTCAAGGTTATTAATGTGCCTAATCTGAAATTCAGCGCCTCGATACACGATACGCATTGTTTCGGTTAAATCAGCACGATACCGGATAGTAAAATCACTAAACGCGACAGCGCCTAATTGGTCAGCATGAATAAGTTCTGACCCGCTTGCGTTTTTAATCTTAGCCCATACATTCGCAAGCGTTGTCCACGCCTCAGAAAACCCGCCTGTATCGGTAGCTGTAACCACCAATGATTGTATTTCAATCTTGCGATTTAGCATTGATGGCGTTATGTCACAGCATTTCACTAAGCAACACCCTTGTGCGTGCGCGTGAGAACATAACGCTGGTCATAAATATCTACAGGCCCATTAGAGCGCACGTAGACAGTGCCGCCATTAGCCTCCCACGTGCCAAGCGTGTATCCTATAACTGTGAAGTTGACTGGTCTTTCTACACCTGTTCCTTTAGGGAATGATATAATTCTTCTGTATAGCTGACCTACAGCGCCGCCTATATCAATCCACACCTCTATGAAAGTAGCAGAACCCGCAGTAGGGGTGGCAGTGAAATCAATAGTAATACCAAGCCCATCGCCATTCCTTCCTGTTATCTTTCCAGCACTGTAGAATGTACTAACATCAGCCGGCAACTGCGACTCGATTACATTTCCGGCATTGTTAGGTAGCACTGTATCAGTATCTGCTAATATAGAGAAAGGTGCTATATCTGTGTATTGAGTATCGGCATATTGCGCCCACCCAGTAAAAAAAGTATTTGCCATGCTAGCCTCCGAAGAATAGCCAGACGTATCTGCGCCATTAGATTGATATACAGCGGCGGTAAAAAAGTTAGCGCCTGTTATTCCACTAGTGTCAACTTTAACTTGTCTAACACTTCCGCTCATTCTTGGCGCTGCGTTATTCGATGCCAAGACTATAGGATGCAATCCGGCCGGTCTATATCCATCAAGAGTGGGGCTGCCATATGTGGTAATCATACCGCCGGTTGGTGTAACTTTATTCTCTAACGCTTCATCAGAGTAAAAATCAAAGTATACTTGCGTGTTTTCGTACTCAATCGAAAGTATGCTTGACTCAAAAGAGCCATCAGCAACAGGTAGCGCAATACTTCCGTTAAACCTTATGTTATCTATGCTTCCACTCATAAAACAATGCCCCCTCTAATTGCATAAGATGCTAACAATGATTTAGCGCCAGACATATCAAGCGCATTACCAGTATCACAGCCCCCTCGATGCTCGCTTATATAAGACGCCGCCATTAGTATAGCCGTTCTTATTGGCTGTGGAACATCGCTTGAGCTTGCGCCATATCCAGCGGTATATTGGACATCTAGTGCATAATTATCATTGTCGTATGTTGGCACAGTATCGAATTGCAATGCTGAGTGACTATCGCCAAGCACAATGTAATCAGTAGTTAATACGCCGTTTACTTTGACTGACTCAATAGATTGCAGATTTGCATTTGGTAGCTCTATAATCTCACGGTAATATGATTGATTTGGAGATATGCCATAATCGAGAGCGGTTCCTATTCTTGGCCATTCACGATAGCGCAACGACCAACTTCGATTAATTAAATCAAGTTTCAAGTAACTGATAACTGCATTTGTCGCAATCATTAAAGCTGGCGTTAGCGTCGGGTCATCAATATTTAGGCGCGACCAATCTGCAAGTTCTTGTATTGATACTGGTGGTACAATTGGCTCAGATGTGGTCAAAAACATTACTTTTTAGCCTTTTTTGCACGCGGTTTAATGACTTTTGTTTCGGTTGGCTTTGATGGCTCAGACTCATACACAGGTGCGATTAATTTACGCGCTAAACGTTCGTTAGTCTGCGAATTATCTGGCAGGGTAACAACATCACCCTTGTTTCCGATGATAGATGTTATTAAAACGATGTAATCAGACATTATTGGCCCCTATTTTTATAGCTCATTATAACACTGGT